CAGGGCTGCATCGTTGGTGTCGCCCAGTGCGTTGTTGTTGCAGCCCTTCGGGAAGTTGTTCGTGGCGTGATACCAGGCACAGTAAGTTGTGCTGGTGCTGGCCTGTGCGTGGGCGTAGCTCAACATCGCCAAGGCTTTGTGCATGAAAATGCTGGCCGAGTGGAAGGTGGAGCCACGAGACTTCGCGGCCTGCTGCACCATGCCGTAGTTGTTGGTGCCGCCAACGCCCGTGATCGCGCCAACGCCCGATTGAGAACCATTGGTGTCGCACGGAATCCCATTCTTGATCGACGAGAAAATACCGCCGTTATTTGAGCACAGGTATTTGTCGATGAAGAAGCCGTTACGAACGCCGCCATCGTAAAATGCCCTGTGCAGCGCGTACCCTGCGGCGTTTGCCGTAGCGACATCCGCGAATGCAGCGAACGGCTTGATGTCTACCGCATTCATCGCCAGCCCGTTCGCGCCGGTGCCCCATTTGTAATAGAAGGCCGGAATCCAGACCATGACGGAGCCATCGCTGTATTGATAGTTTCCGTAGTTGTCAGAGGATGGATCGGTACAGCCAAACATCGCGCCCATGCCGGAGGGTAGTGGGCCGGGGCAGACGCCAATGCCGAATCCTTGCTGGCCGGGCGTGCCGATGTTGTTGACGTCACCGGGTGCGCCAGTGCCGATGGAAATGCCAGTCGGGAACATGACAGGCCCGCCGTCTTTGCCGGTGATGCTGCGAATGTTGAGATTGCTCATGGTGTTGTCCTTTACGCAATGGTCCAGTTGGAGGTGTCGGCGAGGGTAATTTCAACCCCTTCGCCGATGGTTAGAGGCCCGGCAGAAACGGCGTTGTACCCGGCTGCCAGGGTGAAGTTGCTGTTGAGCGTGCTGGGGTTCATCCGCCCCCAGGGGTTGAGATCGGGATTGGCTGCGAGGGCCGCGCTCCATGCGGCGACGGCGCTTGCTGCTGCCGTCTGTGCTGCGATCCGGTCTGCGTCAACCTCTGAGACATACCCCTGCATCTGCTCTGGCGTTGCTGCGCCAAGTGTGCCCAATGCCGTGGATTTGCTGCCATCGGCGCCGAACAGATCGGTCAGGTAGGCAATCAGGTTGGTGATGGCGGTTTTGAATTGCCCCTCGGTGACGGAGGCGCCGGTGAAGCTGGCGGCGGAAGGTAGTGCGGTCATGGTCAATATCCTTGAACAATGGCATCCACCGTCCCGTTGACGGCGGCACCAGATGAGTCGAGGCACTTCACGAGCGGCCCCGATAAGCTCTTGTTGATGACAATAGGCACTCGTGCCGCGCCCGAGTCGGCTTGAAGCGTGAGATTGACTGTTTTTATCGCGTGCCAGCCGCTGCCGACGGAGAGCGTGGTGCCGGATGGCGACACGGACACATTGTTGAGCGTGACGGATCGGTCTGGCACATCGTATTTAATCGCCAGGGCGTCGATACGCCCGCGTGTGCGGCTGAAGTTGGTGCGCACGCGAATCTGCATGTCGCCAGGGACGGCGGTAATCGCGCCCGGCCACGGCACATAGCCTGGCGCGTTACCGCGCATGGGCGCGGCATCGTCGCCGCTCCACATCGAGGTGACGGCATCGCCCCACATCTGGGAGGCATCGCCGGAGGTGGGGCGGTAGTCAATGGACGCAGCCTCGCCGGTAATATCACGGGCGATGGTGATCTGCGCGCCAGCGTAGGCGGTGGGGATAGTCAGCGTGGCGAGGTAGGTCATGGCCGCGTAGTAGTCCAGCCCCCACATCGGGTCGTTCGCGTCCGCATTCCACATCCGCGCGCGGTCATTCGGGTTCCACATCGTCCCGGCGGCATTGGCGAGCAGGTCGCCGGAGACTACCGTTCCGCCTCCAATCAGCCCCGGGAATCCGGTGCCGTGCAGGTCAACCGTCTCGATGATGTTGCCGATCAGCGGATCGGGCAGCGATCCAACGATGGCGGTGGCGCTGATGGATTCGTTGCCGCTGGTATCAACAGCCTTGATCAGGATCGACACATCGCCGGACGGAAGCGTCTCCGGCGTGAATGCGTTATAAGTCAGAAGACCGGCGTGCATCGGCTGCGCCTGTCCCCAGTCGCTTGATCCCGACGGCAGCCAGCGCAGGCGATAACCGGCAAGATCGGCGTCCGACACCGTGCCCCACGACAGGGTGCGGTCGTTGATGGCCAGCCACGGAACGGTTGCGGGGGGCTCCGTCTTGCCGATGACCGTATGGGTCGCGGTGGCCGACCAGGCCGAGCGGACACCGATGCTATTCTCAGACCTCAGCCTGACCTCATAGGTCGCCCCGTCTTTGACGGACGCGATCCATGCCGCGCCATCCGGCGGCACGCTTGGTCCTTCGCCCCATCCCCAGTAGCCCGCGACCCGATACTGAACCTCGACGCGCCGGGTAAACGCATCCGGAATCGGGTCCCATGTCACCTTGATCCGGCTGATCACCGTGCCGTCTCCACCGATCAACAGCTCGCTGGTGCCGCTTGTGAGCGTCACTCCGGTCGGCGTGTGGGCAAAGAACGGGTCTGGCAGGTTCGTATCCGGCGCAGGATCGACGATCGTTTCCTCCGCGCTCCACACATACACCGCAGCCGATTCCTCGTTCAGGATCAAATCGACAGCGCCACTGTCCGACAGCTTCCAGTTGACGACGCGGAATACCTTGTTTGCCCATCCCAGGTGCGAGATGGTCAGGTTGATGGTGCTGCCGACGGTGACGCCGAATGCCTGCGGCTTGCAGGGCATCTCGACGACGATGCCTTGCCGCCCGCGCTCCAGTGCGATCTTGGCGATGCGTTGAGCGGTCGCGGCGCTGGTTGTCCACGGCAGTGCGATGTCGCGCATGATCTCGCCGCCATCCTGGGCGGCGTAGGTGGCATTTTTGACGGGCGTGAAGTCTCCGGCCTGCCAGTAGTGCGCGGGGTCGATGTATGTGCCGCGAACGCCGTTGAACAACTCCTTGCGCGGCACGCGCGGTCGCACGCTGACAGGGCCGCGCAGGATGTCCTCATCGAAGCTGAACGAGGGCGCGACATACGCGCCCGCCAGCAGCCGATATTTGCCGCCCTGCCAGACCAGCGATCCGGCCCCCGCAGAGAGCATGGATTCCAGGATGGACAATGGCGCGGTATCCAGATTGATGATGCCGTTCGCGGTGTAGCGCGGCTCTGCGCCGCCAGCGGCGAGCGACACGGATTCGTCCGCGATGTTCGCGGCGGCAATGAAAGAGGCCTCGTCGATCTCTGAGGCCGATGCGTTCAGTCCGTGCTGGCTGGTCAGATAATCGCGCACGGCGAGCGCCCAGTTGCTCGACTGTATGGAGTATCCCGTGCGCGGGTCATAGAGCCTTTTGCCGCGAACGACGGCGCTGATGTTGGGTATGCCGCGCGGGTACACATCCTTATCCCAGGCCAGCCTGACATAGAGGTAGCACACCCCGCGCAGCCTGTGTGCTGCGGTCCAGCCGACATCGGCTGCGATCAGGTCTGCATTGGCGGTCTGATCCGCAGCGCCCATGTGGGCCACGATCCGCGCTTTACCGGCAAAGCGCCCGGCGGTGACATTGCCCGATCCATCCCGCGCGCCGACTTCCTCGTCGCCAAACCATACGGATTCGATCTCGGTGCATTCGTGCCCGGCCAGCGCAATGACGAGGTGCAGCACGCTGTTGTCGCTGCTGCTGGCGGCAAAAACGAGCGGGCCGGACACCTTCGCGCGACCGTAGATCACATGCCTTGACGCAACCGGCGACCGGACGACCTGCGCCCGTGCGGTAGCCTCGGCGGTGAATGATTGAGGCGCTGAAGGCGACCCTCTGAGCGCGCCGCCGACCAGTCCAGAGGTCAGGCCTCCGGCCACCGCGCCGACCACGGTGCCGATCAGCAATTCCGAGCCGAGAGCAATCCCGGCACCCGCCAGCCCAAATGCAACCGATGATGAGACGGCGCCTGAGACAAAAGAGCCTGCGACGGCGGCAATAACTGCGGCAGGCATTATCCGATCCTCCAGCAATGCCGCATCCCGGCATCCGTCAGCGCGCCATGTATCAGTCCGGCAGGCCCCAGCACGGCAACGGTTGCACCCAGCGCGATGCCCAGATGATCCTCTCTGACACTGTCTCGGTAGAGCACAAGATCGCCCCGCTGCGCCATCAATGGCGACTGTGGAGGCTGTTCGATGACCTTCGTCACCGCCTCGCCCAGCGTCGGCGCGATGCGTGCGATAGTGACCAGCGCCTGTCGTTTTGTTTTGTAGCCATCAAACCGAGGCCAGTAATCATGCCCCGTCATGGCGTCGATGACCGCGCACGAAAAACGCAGGCAGTCCCACTCGCCCAGCACATAAGGCCGGTCGTTCGCATGCGCCACCACCTCGGCGAGGCGTTCAGGCCAGTCTGCGCGGCGGGTCAATAGCCCCATCGCAACTCCTTCTCAACCATCTGCGCAACGAACTCGAAGCCCTTGTCGCCGGGGTATTCGGTCTGTTGATCCTCGTCGGTATAGCGCCGCACGCGCGGGCGCTGCCAGTCGGCCAGGCGTGATTCGGCGGTCACGGTGATCGTGGCGGTTTCGCCAAGCTCGATGTCCATCACATCCAGGCGGCCCCAGAACACCAGCACAGGATCGGCGATGACGATATGGTCGCTGGACAACGGCGCCAGCCATACCTTGCAGGATCGCCCCTGATACTGCTGGCCCAGCGCGGTGGCGATGTTGGCCTGCGGCACGCCAGACACACGAAAACGCATGCCGCGCGATTCCAGACCCGCGCCTTCCTCGATGCTGTCGATGCTGCCCACACGGCCAACGCCCAGCCAGTCGTGGCCGTTCCAGGCGATTGATATTGCTGAATTGTTCACCCGCAGAAAGCCGGACGGGAAATCCATCTCCACGAACGACAACAGCGGGACATTGCCGCTTGCGAGCGCGGCATCAATGGCGGAAGACTGGCCCCGGCTCATGCCCAGCACTCCACGGCGTCGATGGTGATGTCTGACAGCCTGGGCGCACGGGTGAGCGTGCGCATGGCGTCCTCGGTCAGGCGGAAGGTCGCGGTCGGCTTGATCAGGGTGACTGTCGCGTTGTCAGCAGGCGATGCGCGAAGTGGCGGCTCGAAGGTGACGGCCATGACACCGCTGCCGTTCGCCGTGGCGTCGGACACCACCATCTTGAGCTCGCCATTGACGCCGATCTTGTCGCCGCGCAGCAGGGTCGCGCCTGCGGCCAGACCATCCATTGTCAGGGTCGTTCCGGTCTGCCCCGCGCCCATCACCAGCGGCGTGCCGGTAGCGGTGCCGCGCGGCGTGGGGCGCGAGAAATCATGCAGCGTGAACCGCCCTGCCTGCCCGCGCAGTTGCGCGAGGAAGGCCTGCAAGATGGCTGTGTCAGGATCGGTCAGGTTGTTCAGGGTGAACTGGACCTCCCACCGCGCGCCCGGAAACTCGACCGTCTGCGTCGCACGGGTGAGGGGCGATGAGAACACCACCGTGTTGTACCGGAGCGCCATTTCGAGCTGCGCAGGGTTGCCGCGCGTGAGTGTAGGCCAGGCCAATGTCGGCATGGTTACGCCCTCGCGAATGCGCCGCCGCGGCGCATGCTGTCCATGATCTCGACCTTGGCCTGCTCCTTGGCGGCGATTATCGCCGCGACGATGCTGGCCTTGTCGGATCGGGAGTCGATGGTGATGTGCTGCGTCACATTGACCACCGGCGCAGTGCGGCCCTCGGCGCTGACGCCAAGACGGCCCTGCGAATCACGGCGCAAGGGCATGATGGCCTCCGGCCCCGCCTCGCCCATGATCCCGCCGTTGGCGAAGGCGAACAGGGTCGGCTTGTCGACGACCTGGTTGCGCCATGCAGACACCCCGCCGGGCGCGCCGCCTTGGGCGAAGGGCCACAGACTCGCCAGGTTGATGCCGCTCATTGCTTGCGACAGAGGCTTGGTGATGCTTTGCTGAATCTGGATGCGCACAAGATCGGCAATGATGCTATTCGACAGGGATTTGAAATTGAGCTTGCCGGTCATGACGAAGTTGACCATGGCGTCTTCCATGCTCTTGAACGCCCTCTGCGTGGCGCTGCGCATGTTGTTGAATGTGTCGTTGAACTGTCCCGCGTAGTCTTTCAGGCCTTGTTGAATGCCGTCGATCCATGTTTTGTCGCGGGCCTGGTCCTTGAGGTCGATCATCACGGACTTGTATTTATTCATGGCTTCGATGGCGGGCGGGTATCCGGTCTGCGCGAGTGCTTGCAGCTTTTCATAATGCTCGGACATACCTTCGAGCGCGGCCCGGTTGATGGCCAGGCCACGGTTGCGCGCATCGGTTTCGTTCAGCACGCCCGCCGTGACTTCAGACTGCACCACGGACAGGGCCGACTGACGATCTGATGCCACCTTGTCCATTGATTCGATGGCGGCCCTCGCGTCGCCATACGCATACGCAGCCTTGGACAGCGCGTTGAAAGACAGCAGCAGCCCGTCGAATCCTTCGGTGCCCGCCATGTCATAAATCTGCTCGCGCAACGGTTTAAGGAAGGCTTCGGTGGCTTCATTGGCGCGGCTGTAGATGTCCATGCGCGGCTCGATGCCCTTCTCCTGAAGGCCTTTCGATATGTCCTCCTGAAGTTTTTTGAGGTTTTCGGCCTGCTCCGCGTTCGCCTGATTGATGAAATCCTGAGATTCGCGCACCTGCTTCGCAAAATCCTTGTCAGAGGTGATATAGCTGAAGCCTGACCGCTTCCCTGCGACCGCCATCGCGCGCATTGCCTTGTCGAATGCCTCGCCGGTAAAAACATCCGTGAATTCTGGCGCTTTCGCCCTCACCACAATGTCAGGCAGTTTGTATGTGCTGTCGCCGATCTTTTTCGCGGCGGTGTCTTTCTTTTGAGGTTCGATCTGCTCTTCGTAATAGGCGAGCTTCGCGCGCAATGTCGCCAGTTCACCCAGTTTTTTCTCGAGATAACCCGGGCTGGCTCTCTTCGCGTCGATTTTTACAATCTGCTCGGTCAGCTCGGCGATGCTGGCTTTCAAGTCGGACACATGCTCGCGCGCCGTCTTGAATGGGTTGCTCAGACCGAGATTGATCAGCGCGTTGCCCAGGCTGCCGAAATGCTTGATGCCAAGGTCGATGTCTCTCATCATGTCGTTGAGAACCGGCAGAACCTCGTTCGCGATCTTCATCTTGAGGCCGTCCAGCCGGAAGATCGTCGTGTCGAGCTGGTCGTTGAACCGTGCGGCACGCTCTGCCATCTCTGCCGTGATCGGATTGAGTTGCTGACCGATGCTGATCTGCTGGCGTAGCGCGTCGCCCCCTTTGTTGAGCAGCGGGACCAGTTCTTGCCAGCTTTTACCCAAAAGGTCGGTCATCACGCTGGCGCGCTGGTTCTGGTCTGTCAGCTTCGGAAACACATCCGCCAGTTGCACCAGCGCTTTTTCAGGGTCGCGCGCCGTGATTCCGATTGCGTTCAGCGTTTCCCTGTATTTGTCGTTCCCGCGGTTGGCGTCGCCGATATAGATCGCCAGTTTGTTGACGCCCTTGGCGATGGATTCAAGGCTCGTGTCCGACAGTTTTGCCGCGTATTGTAGGCCCGCCAGTGTGCTGACGGCGATGCCGGTGCGTTCGCTCAGGTCGTTCATGGCATCGGCGGCGTCGATGCCTGACTTTACCCATGACGCCAGTGCTGCGGCTGAAAGGCCGCTGGAAATGCCCAGCATGTTGAGCGACCTGCTTATTTTGTCAGCAGCGCCGCCAAAGTTTCCCAACGCAAGGCGCGCGCGATCCAGCGGACCCGAGAGTTGGTCAACAGCCGCCAGTACGATCTGGATTGAGTTGTTCATTTGTTCAGCACCCTGACAGCTTCTGTTTCCATGATCCTGATCTGTTCAAAAACCTCGTTCCAATCGGCACGCGGCACGCCCATCATCTCCAGCACGGCGGGCAGTGCGCCGTAGTCCAGGCCAACCACGCCACCCATCGGCGCCATGCGCCACTGGGTTCGCGCGGCGGCGAATACGGACACCGCTTGCTCGTGCTCTGGCCATATCTCAATCGACTGGGCCAATGGCCTGTCGGCCTGTAGTCCAAACGCCGCCAGCGCGGCCTCGGTGTCATCCTGTCCGCCGCCCACCAGCCAGCGGGCAGCGGCGCTCAGTTTTTTGCGGCAGCCCTGCCGATCTCGGCAAGGTACGCATCCAGCATCGCCGTGGCGGCCAGCGGGTAGTCGTCGAGGAGGCTGGCCAGCGCATCCTGGCTAAACCCGACATCGACGCCGCGCCAGTCAACGACGAACCCGGACACATTGCTCAGGTCGTCGCGATCCTTGGCCTCATCAAGGAACGCACGCAGGGCCGCGCGGCCCATGTGCTTGACGGTGATCTCGATGGCGGTGTCACCGCCACCCGGCACCGGGATGGTGACCGGGACAGTGAATGTCGGATTCGGTTTCAGCTTCAGCATCACAACCCCACGATGCGGATGTCATCGTTGCCAGAAGACGGCATGGCGCGGAGGTCGAAGCCGATCATGCGGCGACCGTCGCGGTCTTCCTTCTTCGGGTTGATGAGCTGTACCACCGGCATGTGTACGAGCATCTTGTAGCCCGCCGTGGTGCCATGCACCAGGCCGAGGCTCTGTGTCGTGTTGGCCTTGACCGATGCCATGAAGCTGGCCTCGTTGGCGGCGGTCAGGTCGAATGTCACCCGGCCACTCACCTCGCGGTTGGTGATCTCGACGCTCTGCCCGCTGGCGGAGGCCGTGCCGAGCAGGTCGATGAACTGCACGCTGTTGCCCAGGTCGATCTCGAGCCCGCCGCTGACATGCTCGATGCCGCCGCTGATAGTGCCTGCGGAATAGGTTCCGCCCAGAACGACCGCGCCCGTGTTGGCGTCGGTGACAACGAGCGGTGCCTTCCATGCCGTGAGCGTGGGTGTCGCGTTGGTCGTCGCGGTGATGCCGCCATCCAGGCCGGTGAACTTGAACTTGAGCACAGGCCGCGAGCCGACGGTGAGGTCAAGCGAGAATGTGCCGCGTGCGCCCAGCAGCTTGTGCAGCGCGCCGTCATCGTAGTAGTAGAGGGTGGCCGACTTGAGCGCGCTGTAATCGGTCGCCAGCGTATGCTCGACGCGGGCGGGCGAGGTGAGAGACGCCCCGGCAGAAAAGCCGCAGGCTTGCAGCAGACCGTCCCATGCGGCGGCAGTTCCGGCGGCGCCGGAATGCTGGAACTCGACCGAAAACTCGATCTCGACATAGGCCGACCCGACAAGCTGCTCGCTCGACCCGAAATACGGTCGAATCTGCGCGCGGTCGATGTTGTTGGCGTTGAGCGGGTTGATGGAGAGGTCGGACACCAGCACCGCGTTGGCGGCCCCGGTCGGCGAGGCGTCCACGCCATAAGTGGTCTCGACCTTTGCGGTCAAAACGGAATTACGAACAAAGCGAGCCATGGCTTAATCCTTTTTCTGTGGTTTCGAGGGCGCTGCGGGCGCAACCGGAATGTGCTGGTGGGTGGCTTCGTCGTAGGTGAAGCCTTCGCGGGTCTGTTTCATGTCGTCCTCATGTGTATCTGGATGCCCGCGGTGACGCGAGCCATGTCGAAGTCATCGAAGTCCCACCGGATGTCATACCCGGCCTGCACCTGCACGGCGCTGCCGAGTCCAAGCGTGCGATCCGCCGTGAGCGCGGATATAGCCGCCTCGAGCGTGGCATCCGCCGCGTTGTCTGGCGTGTCGCCGCTGGCCAGGATGGTGATCTCGACCGTCAGCGTGTGGTCGAGCGCCCCCAGCACGATCTCGATGACCTGCTCGGTGGCGGGCTCGATGGTGACCGCCGGGAGCGTACCGACCGCAGCCTGTCGGCTACGATAGACGCGACCCCCTGCGACACCCGCCGATGCGAGCGTGGTGGCGATTGCCGCGAGTACACTTTCGCGCAGGCTCATTGCAGCCTCACCACGCTGATGCCGGTGCCATCCGGCTCGATCTGGGCGACCTTGTACGAAACGCCGCCGACAACAACGGCCTGGGAATGTGCCAGACCTTCGATGTCGGACGATTTCATCGTGAGCGTCCGTTCGCCGGTTGCAACGCCCAGCGCGTTGACGAAGCCGTTGTCGAACAGGCCACGAACAACGACATCGCCCGGCAGCGTGACGGCGACAGAGAACTCAGCCAGAAACACATCAAGCGTCTCGAACATCCTGCCGACCCTTCTTGCGCGTTGGCTTATCCGCCACCACGGCCCGGCCAAGACTGACCAGGGTGGCGGCATCCTCTGCCGACAGGCCTTGGCCTACCTCCACCACCTCACCGCGAACGAAATCACGGTGGGCGGTAGAGCAGCTTTCGATGATGCGAATGGCGTCCATCTGATGCACCTATCAGGCGGTCAGGGCGTCTTTCATGGCCGCGAAGGACACTGCGTTACGCACGGCCACATCGAAGTCCTGGAAGGCGCGCACGATGACCGCGCCGGTATCGCCGCTGGAGTACGGGTCAACCTGCAATTCCAGGCCGCCCCACAGACCGATCAGCAGGTCGGCCCAGTTGCCGAATGCGATTGCGGAGCAGACGCCGGAGGCGGTGCCCTTGGTCAGGTTGGACGGAACCGCATTGGTCATGTGCGCGGCGTAACCGTTCATCGAGCCGTCCTTTTCCCAGACAGGCAGCTCGCCATAGGTGGCGTTCTTGAAGGTCTGCTTGAGCTTGCCGCGCACCTTGGCGTTGGACAGGTAGGACAGATTGCCGACCGCTGCGTTCGCGACCGCGACCGAGGTCTCGAGGTCGATCATGTTGGCCCAGGTCGGCGCTGCGCCGTTGGTGCCACCCACAACAGAACCGATGCCCGTGGTCGCCAGGATGCCGGTGGGCTGGTTGTTGGAGCCCGTGCCGTTGATCGCCATGTTCTCGATGCCCAGACCGATGGCGGTGGCCAGGTCGTTGCGAACCAGCGCCTCGATGTCCATGCTCGATTGCAGCAGCAGGCGGCGGCTGATCTGGGTCTTGGCCGCGCCGGTTTTCGGCGACATCGTCACCTGGGCGAATGCCTGATCGGTGCCGGTCACGCTGCCGGATTCTGCCAGCGTGTAGAAGGTCGCGCCGCCAGACTGCTTCGGGATTGCGATGTTGCCGACCAGGTCGGACAGCATGCGCACGCCCATCTTGTCGAGCACCATCGCGTTACGCAGCATGTCGATGAAGTCGCCGCTGCGCATGTCGGTGCCGACGGTGTGGCCGCCTGCCGAGGCGGTACCCACGGTCAGCTCACGCTTGAGCACATCGTTGGGCACCAGGATGCCCTTGATCTCGCGGCCCTGTTTCTCGGCGGCTGCACGGCTGGCCTCGAACTCGAACGCGGCGGCCTCGCGGGCGCGGCTGTCGGTCGGGTTGGCCAGTGCATTCAACGCACGGACGACGCTGAACTTCTTGACCTCGGCGGCGCTCATGCCGATGTCGGCGGTGGGCTTTTGCTGCTTGTCCAGCAAGTCCATGACCTTGGAGCGCACGGCATCGATGGTTTCGCCGTTGCGGATGGCTTCGGCTGCGATCTTGTCGGCGCCGAAGCGCTTGAATTGCTCGCCGATGGCCATGATGGTATCGACGCGGGTTTGTTCGGTTTTGCGGTAGTCGGCAACGGCTGCGGCGCGTGCTTCTTCGAGGGTGGTTTCGGACATGATGGATTCCTTTTGGGTGAGGGTTTCAATGGTTTCGATGATTTCGACGGTGCCGCCAGAATCGGCGGCGCGGCCTACGCCTACGGAGGCGTCGGCAGGGACAGAGACAAGTGACACCTCGAACGGTTCCCAGTCGGTGACACGGTAGGCGTCGATCCCGGTGTCCTTGTTGGTTTCGATGAGTTTTGCCTCGTGGATCATGTAACCCACGGACACATTGCGGACAATGCCATCCTGCACATGGGCGAACACTTCGTCCGCGAGGGCGCTTTTCCCAAAGCGCACGGTGGCGCGACCTACCCGGTCGGCCCCGATCTCGACAGATTCGATAACACCGATTTGTGAACGGACGGAATTGTCGTGGTCAATCAGCAACGGCGCGCCGCTGGTCAGGCGGCCCAGCCGGATGCTTGTGGGCGAGTGGTCGAGTATCTCGATGCCCCACCAGCGGTCGTAGGGTGCCTCGCTGGAGAATGCCAGCGAGACGGTGCGCGATTCGGCGTCAACAGACTCCCGCGCCACATGGATGGCGCGGTGTGCGGTGCTGCCGGGTTTGATGGATTTGCTCATGGGCGCAGTCTCCGTGTGATTTCGTCAAGTGTTAAGGCGCGTCTGTTGACGCCGGTTCTTGCTGGGTGTCGTAGTCGATCAGGCTCACGCCCTTGGTCTTGGCCATGGCCTCGAACGCAGCGATGGCGTCCAGCACATCCTCGATGTCCTGTCCGTTCTGCGCCGCGATCTGCTGCGGGCTGGCGATGCCGGATTTGACCGCCAGGCGCGCGGCCTCGATGTCTTTTTTCGGGTCCACCCAGGCCCATCTGCGGCCCTGCCATTCGTGCGCGGCAAACTTGTCGGCCTTCGTGATCGGCAGGGTTGACCCGTTGGGAAGAGTGATGGCGCCGTTGAGCAGGGCCAGCGGTAGCCATTCGGCATAGATCGGTTCCAGCACGGCATCGATGAACCAGGCCTGAAGCGTGGTCCACTGGTCGCGCTCTTCGAGCAGGCCCGCGCGGATGGATGAGTAGTTGACGCCTTCGAGGTCGTTGGCCAGCCCGTTGTATGCCACATCGAGGCCCGCCGCGATGCCGCGCAGGTGCGATTTGACGAATTCGCCGAATTGCTGATGCGGGTAGTCCGGATCGAACGATTTGAAGTCGTACCCTGCGGGCAGGACGCCGAACTCACCGGCGGACACCTCGGAGATGAACTCGCCCGCTTCCGTGTCGTTTGCGAGCTCCCGGCCCGTGCCGTCCGGTGTGACAAAAAAGCCCATCTTGGCAGCGCCGACGCGCGCGTTGACGATGGCGGCCTCTTCGTACCCCTTGAGGTTATGCAGGCGCAGCATGGCGCTGTGCGTCCAGGGAACGCCCCGCGTCTGCTCGGCGCGCTCTGGCAGGTATATGTGCAGGATGTCGCGTGCGTCGATGCGCTCGGCCTGCTGGCCCGCCAATCTCATCCAGTACGCGACCGGGCGCTGGTAAACATCCATTTCCACGCCCATGACGATCGCGTTTTCGCCGTTGACCGCCGCGCGGTTTCTGTTTGTCTCAAGCCGGTTGATGTCGAGCGGCTGAAGCGCCAGGTGGGCGGCGTTATGGTTGCCGCGCAGGATGCGGATGATGGCCTCGCCATCGCGCGCCACGCCGCTTATCGTCTGGCGGCAGAGGTCGCCAAAGGAGAGCCTGCCGCTGATCTCGGCAGAACCCCGACGGCACCAACTGGCCCATGCGGCCTCGATGGCGGCGTTTGCCAGTGCGTCAGGCCGCCCATTGTCCGATGCGCGGGCCTGCAAGATGAACCCCGCGGGCCCCACCACATTGCGCGACACGATGCGTAAAAACTTGCGGACATAATCGTTGTTGTTCGCAAGATCGCGGCTTCGTGCCCGCAGCCTGTCGAGATCGCCGCGAAGGTCATCATCGATGCGATTGGCTGCGCCCTGCCAGCCTGCGACCAGGCGATTGATCTGTGCCGCATCGAAGCGGCGTGCGTGCGCCGCAGGTTTTTTACGCCAGAAATCAAAAAACCCCATCAGCGCAACCTCACCAAAACGCGATTCCCGGACGGCAGGCCTGCGGCCAGTCGTTCGGCCTTCGCTTCGGAAGCGACCTCTCTTTCGAGCGCCTGAATATGGGCCTCGATCTCTGCCGCGCTTTTATATTTCATGCGCCGCCCTGCGATTTCGTACTCCGCCACATGGCCGTTCGTGGCGATGTACGCAGCCCGGGCCGCGCGTGCATCATCGAGCGCTTTTCTGGCGGTCGATCGTGCATCGTAACCGCCCGGCATGGCCGCGATATTTGGCTTGATAACAACAGTGCCGTCGCCGATGGTATGCCGCACCGCACCGGCCTCGACAAAAGACTGCCAGAGATAAGTTCCAGCAGCCCATGTCGCCGTTGTTTCGGCTGAAACGCTGACGGCATGGGCCGCCCCGTCAGCGTCGGCGGTGATGTCGATAGGGCCGGAGAGATTGATCAGCCTGTATTTCAGCGTCCATTCGCCTGCCGGATAATCCGGCAGCTCGCGCCGCCATGTGACGGTGTCGCCTGCGGCAATGGTGGTCGGTTCGGTGGTGGGTGTAGCCATGCCGCCGTTTTAATGGCGTGCGCGTCACCTGTTAAGGCAGGGCTGTTGACGCTTTATCGTATAAAAACATTTTATACGATATCGCTTGACAAACACGAACAATGCGCGTATTATGCGAACCGTGGATAGACCACAACCGCGCCTCGGGAACAGTGGGCTGGAGCAGAAAATGAAATTCAAGAAATGGGTGAACCCCAAAAACAACGAAACCCGTATCTATGTGAACGGCGCAGCCGATTATGGCGTGTCGGTGTTCGTGGTTGATGGCGGAGATTCTGGCCGCTACGAGGCTGGCCATCCCGAGATCGTCGTTCGCGCAAAGGACTGGGAGATTTCCCAGTCCGAGATCGACGCGATTGTCGACCGCGTTGACCGTTTCGTGGATGAAAACCGCCCCACGCAACCCGTCCCGTGGACTTGTCCGAGGTTTTCGGATTACATGGCCTTGGCGAATTAACAGGAGATAGAAAATGAACACCAACGCCAACACCACCGCGCCGGCCTTTGAAATGTCAAAAGAGATCAAGGAATTCCTTGATCGAGAAAATGTCCCCGGGTATTCCTGGGATCACGAGTCAGGATTCATCAGGATCTGGGGGAACTGGCCCGAAATTTGGGTCAATGTGCCGTACACGCCGGAAGAACGCGCCCGCGCTGAGGCCGCGAGCCGGGAAAAAACGCTGGCTCTGAACGAGCTGGTCGCAACCAGCGGCATCCGTGAAACGGAGGCGCAATTCTGCGCCAGGGCGCAGGCGGCTGGGTTCTGATGCCCAACCACCCAAACCGCTCGCGGGGCGGCTCGCCGTCCCGCAACCCGTCGCCCGAAGAGATTCGGGCGGCTCGCGAGGCTGCGGGTCTAACGCAAACGGCAGCCGCAGAGATCATCCATGCGACCTGCCGCGCGTGGCAGCAGTGGGAATCCGGCGACCGCCGGATGCACCCGGCATTCTGGGAGCTTTTTTGCACGAAAGCCGTCAGCCGATATTAGTGGCTTTCTTCGCCGCCTTTCGCGCCCTCGTCTCCAGCAGGCGGATCAGCGTCAACCTTGGCTTCGGCCACAGCGCGCGTTCGAGATCGGCGGCATGGTGAAGAAGGTCGAAGGTCAGCCGATCCTTAAAGCGGTGCAGTATATATCTCGCATCTTCAATGCTGCCTGCATGAGCGATGCGCTCGGCGATTTCTTCGTCTGTCCAGGTCATCGTCACCCTCCGCACGCGGTTTCGAGTTCCTCGATCAGCGCGTCCAGGGCTTCGTCGCTGCCTTCGATGGTGTCTCGTTTTTCGTAGAGGTATTCCAGCGCATCCTGCATCGCCTCGTGGCTTTTGTTGGTGTACTGATAGACCTGAGGCCAGTAGAAGTGAGCGATGGCGAGAAACTCTGCGTTTGCTCTGGCGTAATCGTCCATCCCGAGTTCCTTGCCCTCGGGCGATCCTGTGGGTGCTGCATACCAGCACGGCGATAGAATGAGGCCTTCGCCGTTTTCCCAATCCGGGATTTCGATGCGGGTGTTGTCCGTGCATTCGTCGTTGTCCATGTCGCATGCCTCGCAGCCATCTTCGCCGCAGCCACACTCGGCATCGGTGCGGTAGGCCTCAAGCTCGACCGGGCTGGTTTTTTTCCATGCGTCGGTGATCTCGGTGACAACGGCTGCGCCGTATGCGTTCGTCAGGAATGCGTGCGCGCTGAATCGGTGGAACATCGTTGCGCCCGAAAGCGCCTCATCCACATTCCACCGCCTTGCCAGTCTTTTGAGTCCGATCATTTTGTTTCTCCTTTGAAAAAATAAACCCTCCGGCCCGGTCACCGTGTGCCTGTTCTGACGATCCGGCTGACGCGCTGTTTGCTGATGCCGTATTTGCGTGCGAGGCAGGAGACCCGTTCTCCGGCCTGCCAGTCGCGGATGATGGCGAGGTTGCGGGCGGTCATTTCCTGTCGGGCGTCCTCGCCGTGGCGTGCGATGTATATGCGGTCGCCGCCCCAGTATCGGCGGGCGTCATGCTCTATCTGCCTGAGCAGCTCGCGCGAGGTGTCCGGCAGGACGAGGCGGTCGGCGACCCGCCAAAGGATGTCGCCGATGATGTCGTTGTCCATTTCTGCTCCTCTCCTACCATCTCGTTGCGAAATACCGCCGCTGCCGGGGGGTCTTATCGGCGGGCTTATCGGCGGGTGTCTCGGTCGGCTTCCCCTCGCCTTGTTCGCCCGGCGCGTCCAGCGGGCGACCGGACAGGCGCAGGGCCGCCAGTGCGTACAGCAGGCAGTCCAGCGCCTCGTTTCTCGGTCGCGTCTGCACCCATTCCTGGAAGGGCCGGGTGCCGCGCACCTTGGTGACCAGCTTCTCGGCGGCGAGCTGCGCGAAATACTCATCGTCAAAGGCCGGGTCGCGCGGAAAGTGGATATAGCCCGTGCCCGTGCGGGTGAGTTTTAGTCGCGAATACACCAGCGCCTTGCCTTGATCTACGCCGATCGGCTCGACGAAAGCGCCTTTTTTGCGCCGGGCGCGCAGGCGCTGGCGGCGTTTTTTCTCATCCTCGACCAGCGGGCGGCCCATGCCGGTGACGCCCTTGATGGCCATGCACCAGCGGCGCTTATCGACAAAGTCGTAAACCATCGAGGCGTTGAAGCCGCTGTCGATGGCCGCGACCTGCACCCGCGCATCCTTCAGCGCATCGTCCAGGTCGGTCCACACCTCGGGCCGTGCCGTGTCGCCGGGTAGGATGATGTGATCCAGCAGCCATGCCTCCTCGCCCGCGCCCCAGCCGACGATGCTGGCCTCGATGCGGTCTTTCTGCACATCCACCCCGGCGGTGGTGACGGCGATGGGCAGTCGCTCGGGGTAATCCTCGAGCCGTGCGATCAGCGCCATGTCCTGGATGCTCTCGCCCTGTTCCTCCCAGCTCTCGCCCAGGGTGGTGTTGATGAATCGCTTGAGGTTGGCGGTGTCGCCGTGGCTGTCCTGCCATTTAGACCACAATTCCGCCCAGGTGAAGCCCAGCCCGATCGGTGAGTACAGGCCGGACAGCCAGTAGCCGCGCACCGCGCGATCCGGGTTGCGCGGAATCCAGCGCCCGCGCGCCAGCATCTGGGTTTTGTGGTGCCCCTCGATGCGCTCGCCGCACTCCGAACAGGCGTAGTACACCGCGCCGGTGGCCTCGTTGTGGATCAGCCCGTAGCGCCCGTCGGGGTGACGCCAGCGCAGCACCTGATACTCGCCGCAGTGCGGGCAGGGCACATGGTATTCGCGCCGGTCTGATTTCTCGTACTCGGCCTCGATCCGGCTCGACCCCTTCACCGTCGGCGTGGATACCAGCAGCACCTTCCGGCGCGGGAAGGTCTTGGTGCGTTCGTCGATCAGGCCCAGCGGGTCGCCCTCTTGCCCAACCTCCCAGGGGAAGCGATCCACCTCATCGCAAAGCACATACCGGATCGGCATCGAGGCCAGCGAAGCCGGGGAGTTGGCCCCACCGATGACCAGCATGCCGCCGGGAAAATCCTTGATCTGCTTGGAGTTCGCCGCGTCCCGGCTGCGTTTGGCGTCGAAGATGGCGCGCAGGGCCGGTGTCTCGCCCAGCATCGGGTTGAGCCGCTGCATCACCCAGCGCTCGGCCACCTCCAGCGTGGGCAGCACGGTCAGCATGGGGCCTGGCGCGTGGTCCATGACATAGCCAAGCCAGTTCAGTCCCGCTTCAGTCTTTCCCAGCTGGGCAGAGAACATCATCACGATGCGCTGGGTGGCCGATGTGACGGAGAGGTGATCCATGATCTCGCGCAGGTAGGGCGTGCGATCGGTGCGCCACTGCCCCGGCTCGCCGGAGCCTTTGGAGGTCAGCACGCGGTGTTTGTCGGCCCATGCCGAAACGGTGGTGACAGGTCGCGGTCGGCAGGCCCGCGCCAGCACCTCGTACAGGCGCTGGCGGGCGTGCGGGATGGTGACGGCGGAGCGGCGGTTCATCGTCGCCACACCCTGGCGATGCGTGGATGCAGCCACATGGCAGAGACGATGCCGACCGGCCCGCCCGCCAGCGTCGCCACGATCTCTGATGCGCTGGCCTCGGGCACAAGCCGCCAGAGAAATATCTGCGCCGTGCCGATTCCAACGCTTGTCACCACCGCCGCAAGGTAATGGCGACCATGCACATTCTGTTGCTGGATGCCCAGCAGGAACACGGTGGCGAAGGCGGACAGGAACAGGGTGGCGTGGGTCATGCGTCACCCGGGAACGACGCTCCGGTCGCTTCAAGCGTGGCTGTTTTGCCGGTAAATCGCTGCCAGCGGCGGACGGCGACATCGACATACTGCGGCGACAGCTCCATCGCGTAGCAGCGGCGGCCTGTTTGCTCGGCGGCGATGATGGTGGTGCCGGAGCCTGAAAATATATCAACAACAGAATCGCAATCCTTGAAATACCCTAAACACCACACCATCAAATCAACCGGCTTTTGTGTCGGGTGCTGTTTTTTCCCGTCAGACTGATGAACACGCGGGCCGTCAAAACGCTTTGCATTCATGTCCATATTTGTCCACGCAAGCTCGCAATCAGACATTGTTGGGAAATACGGTTTATTCCATATCAGCCACCCGCGAGACGGTGGGCATAAAGAGTAATTCCCCCCCCAAACAATCGACGGAATTTCTAAAGCACTTACAGCATCAAAAAACCGCTGATCAGCCACCCTGTCCCATTCGTGCATTTCTGCATAATTTGAGTCATTCGTGGCCCATGTTCCGCCAGACATTTTTTTACCGAGTCCATACGGTGGGTCAGTTAAACACGCAGACGCCTTCTCCCCATTCATCAGCCTCGCCACCTGCTCCGCGTTCGTGCTGTCCCCGCACATGATCCGATGCTTGCCGAGTAGCCAGACATCCCCGGGCTTCGTCACCGCCTCGGCCTGCACCTCTGGCACTTCGTCCGGGTCGGTCTCGCCGTCAGGGGTGGCGTCTGCCATGGCGATGTATTGCTCGATCTCGCTGGCGTCGAAGCCCAGCAGGTCGATGTCGAAGTCCATGCCTTGCAGGTCTTTGATTTCAAGCGCCAGCAGGTCTTCGTCCCACCCGGCAT